GCTACTTCTTCATCAGCTTCAGCTAAAATAGCATCTACTTCTGATAGGAAATCAACTTCAGATTCAGGAGCATCTTCCATGTTATCTATGTCTAGAGCCATTTCTGCTAAAACCATTTCTTTGATTTTAGCTTTTAATTCTGATGTTTTCATTTTGCTTGATTTTTTATCATCTGCCATGTCTTTTTCTAAAGCATCAATGTGTTCAGCATCATCAGCTTCGGCATCTTTATAATATTCTTTTTTACCTTCACCTAACCCAGTCATAGCTACTGATAAGATATCATCATAGTTATTTTTAAAGAAAGTGTAGTCTAATTGTCTAGGAAATGATCTGGGTATATCTAAGTATGATTGTGCTAATTCCTCAACATCATAAGATCCTTCATCCATTAAATGTTGGGCATAATCACGAATCATTTCTTCGGTAGCTTCGTATTCTAATCCTTTACCAATATTTTTTACTAAATCTCCCTCATTTAATGAAGAAAAGAAAGTAGCTTTATTTTCTAATATAGCTTTTTTTAGGTTAAATTTTTCCATTTTATATAATTATATGTTATAAATATGTTATTTTTTGTGATACGTACCTTTTTTGTACTCTGCCTTTTCTGTGTTTTTTACAAATTGTTTTCCTTTACGAGAAGCAGCAGCTTTTTTCTTGGAGGTTTTTGCTCTTTCTGCTTTAGATAATGATTGAGCTTTTTTACGAGGCAAACATCTTGTGGTAGCATCGCCTTTCTTCATAGTACCACAAGGACCAGTAATGTTACCTTGTGTATCAATACGCACCCAGTCCTCTTTTTTAAACCAGTCACGTAATGATTCGGATACTAATTCTTTTAGGCGATTTGAATCCATTATTTTTTCTTTTTTGCTTTACCAGACATTTGTCCTTTGCATACTTTAACTCCACGGCCTGAAAGATATGCAGATGATTTTTCACCAGCGGCTTGTCTTCTTTTGATGTATGCTTTACCAGCAGGACAAAGTTCCTCGTTAATTTTATTTAATGCTTCAGCAATTCTTTCTTCTAAACCATTATCTGATTCTTCCTGATTATCTAAATATACACGTTGGAATTCACCAAAGCTTCTAACAGGTTCATCATATAACTCAATTGTATCATTATCTGTATTAATACGGATTTCTGAACCTTGGTAGGTCATATCTAAAATAAGAGTAGAATAATTGTATCCAATAGCTGTTCCACCTCTAATACCTTTACCTACTTTTTCTGCCCAACCAGCTACTTTATTTACTAAAGAAGATACGCCTTTTCTTTTAGCAAATTCTTTAATGTTTGAGGGAACATATGCTTCGGTTAATTCTGCTTCATCAAGTTCCTCATCTTCAATATTAGCATCTAAAATTTCAATGTCTTGAGAAGATAAATCATAGTATAAATCGTAAATATCTTCAGGAGTAGTAGCTGCGTATACATTAGAACCATACATTTTAATGTTTGATTTACTGTATTGATCATCGAATAAATCTAATGCTTTGCGAGCATCGCGAACTGATACTTCAATAAAAAATGGTTCGTCTAATTGACCACCCATACCTTCATCAACTACTTTAACATATAAGTCTTCATCAGTATTCCATTTGTAATTATCTGCTTTAAAACCTTGTAATTTTTTAGCTTTTTGGTATTCAGCTGATGATAATTTAGATTGTTTTAAGAGTTTTTCATTAGCATTATCTCTATGAAGTGTTGACCAAGTTACGTTTGCTTCATCAACTTTTTTAGTAGTACCTATAATCTCATCATAATCATCCATTTGTAAGATACCTCTTTCTTTACCTAATGAAATTGCTTTTTCAGTAACATCATGTAAATCCATATCTTCAGCAGCATCTTCTCTTGAATATTCTAACATACGAATAAACAAAGGAACATCCATTGTGATAGTATCTACTTTATCTTCTTTAGCTTCATTTAAATCAATAGATCTATATAAACCTTCTTTGCTTTTTTTATCTTTATCTTCTAATGATTTTTTAAATGCTTCTGCTTTCTTTTTAGCATTATCAGGAGCACCTTTAGGATCATTTTTAAATACTTTAGAGTGTTTTTTATAATCTCTATCAGTCCAAACTACTTCGTAGCTATCTTCTTCTTTTACTTCACTCATTGATGATTTTACAACACCTTTTAAGTTAAATAAATCAACAATATCTTCAAATTTATCATAGAATTCATCTGATTTATTAATTGGCTGGTAGATTACTTTAAATGGTCTTACTTTATCAGTTTTTGACATTTCGTATTTAACACCTAAAGCATCTAATTGCTTTTTAGCCATGTCAACAGCTGTTTCTTTTTTAGCTTCGTCTAATGAAGGAGAAGCCATTTTAATAAAATCATCTGATACAGCGAATACTTCTACTTTGCCATTTTTTAAATCGCTCACATCAATATCTTCAATATTGTATTTTGCTTGTAATTTTTTAGCAATCATATTACCCATCGCTAATGCTTTAGTAGTGCCTTCTTCTCTGTCTTGACCACCCATAGTTTTAGACCCACCTACAGATAAAACATCTGAACCTGCTGGGTAAGCTATATCAACATATAGGAAATTAGGGTTGGATTTGTCTTTACGAATTGAGGGTTTGAAATATTCTGTAGTGCCTTCTTCTAAAGGTTTAGAGAAAAATTCTTTAATTTTTTGAATGTCTTTCATTTTTTAGTATATAAGTAATCGGTCAAAAGAGAACCAATGGCTCCTATTTTCTGTCTTATAAATATCCATTCTTCCTTGGATAATTTATGTTCTTTATCGTTAAATGCAATTCCTATAACACCTATAAAATGACCGTCTAAATCATCTATAGCTAACATGTAAAAAGATTTAGTACCATGGTCTTTAGCAAACATATTTAGATCATAAGTTTCATCAGTATTGTAATTTACAATCGCTAATTCTCCATCTTTATAAAGTTTAGATAATGCTTTAGGAAACAATGAAACTGGGATTTGTTGGAATACGTGTTGGATTGTAGAGGTACTTGGGGTTAATTTTTCATAAAAAATAGAGAATTTTTGGATTGATTTTCCTGTTGGGTAAAAATGACCTCCATTATGGAATTGTCCAATCCAAATTCTATCACATTCCAATTCATCCATTAGTTGTTCTAATTGATTATCAACTAATTCATTTAGATCAATAGCTTCTTTAACTGAGGATGGTTTTGAATCTTTTTTGTTTAATTTAGATTTAACCCATTCAAGTACAGCAGGACCAATTACGGCTGTAATTAGTGCTACTAATATAGTTGTTAACATCATTAAATTGTCCATTATTTTTTCTGGTTTCTTAGGTATTCTAGTGCTTCTTCTTTATATTTTAGCAACTGTTCTTTACCAGAACCATCCCATTTTTCAATATCACCTGCTTCAGTAATAAATTGACTTTTTTCATTTATCATTTCATCAAACCAAACTTCAAAATCCTGGATGGTTCCATCTAAATGTTGGTTAATGATTTGTTTTTCAAACTCTTCCATTTTGCCTTGTTTTTTAAGAGAGGCCTCAAAATCAACCTGACAATTAAAACAATGTCCATACATCACAAACCATTTTTTATCTAAATGAGGTTTAGTTGCTCGAGAACATTTAGAACAAAATAAAGGTACTACAATACCTTCTTTTGCCTTATCTAATTTTGTGATGTTTTGTTTAACACCATTTTTAATAGTCCATGTGCGTCCGTCTTCTTCCCATACGTCTCCTTCATCATGGAATTCTTTTGCTTTTGTATAACCAGTTCCCATAGTAGTTTTTTCTCCGTACTTGCCTTGAACAAGGTTACGGAGACGATTAACATCACTATGTTTGAACTCTTTCTTTAAAACCGAATCTTTGCTCATTACTTATTGTAATTTTTGATAATTTCAGTTAATTTTGTTTTTGTAACTTTAACTTCTTTAACAGCGGACATTGGTTTTTCAAGCTTAATAACAGCTTTCATTTTATATTTTTGTCCAATATCTTTAATTTTTTTAGCTACTGTGTCAGCACCATCACCATTCAAATCAATTACAATAGTATCATTTTTAACTGGTGAAACTATAAGTTTAGTTTTCATACCTGGATAATTGGTTTTGAATATTTTATTTGAAAGGAAGTTTTCAAGATCTGTTTTTGTATCTTGTACCTTTTCTCCACTGATTACTACTCTTCTAAATGCCATATTTGCTTAATTTATCTAATGTTGTTGCTGTTGAAGTATGAAGAATTCCAATACCTCCGGCTGCATTCCAGTCGTTGATATTAGAAACTCTATCATCTATAAGTATTGAATTTTTTCGGGCATAGTTTTTCTTTTTTTCAGCTGCCGCTAAAATTAAAGGAGTACCCGGAATATTATTTTTAACCCAAACACGTTTACCTAAACGTGATTCATTTTCACGTGAAGGAGCAGATAATAAGGTTGGATTATATTGTTTAATATGATTCCACAACTCTTTACCATCAGGCATCCAAGGCATTCCTGCCCAGAATTTAACACCTACTTGCTTATCAATAAGGTTCCAGAATTGTTCTTTACCTTTTTCTTTTTCAAATTGTTGGGGAGGCATACCTCCATATTGTTCAAAACGTTTATCAAAGTCGGTTAAAACACCATCCATATCACAATAAATTTTATATTGTGATTGAGGATCTTCAGTTGTTTCCTCTTTGAGTTGTTTATATAAATCTGTTAGTTTATACATTTTTAATTGAATCTTCCCAATTACGTAACATCATATTTCCTTTTTGATATGCTTCGCTTTCAATTTCAGGTAAATCTCCGTCCTCGTTTGTATTGGTTGTATTAATATTATTTAAATTTCCATTTAAGTTTTGCTCGTGGTGAATCATTTCGTGAGCGAATGAACGTAAAATGTCTTTTGGGTGTCTATCCATTGTAAATAGAGTAATTGATTTATCATTCGGATTATAGTAAGCCGTTTTGCCCAAAAGACTAGATGCGTTTTCTTCATCATTTGATATAACCTTTATTTTAGGCAATGGTTTAACATTCATCCCATTGTCAATCATATACTTTGATAAAGATACGAAAGCATCTTGCAAACTCCAACCTTCTTTTAAAGGAGCAAAACCTGATCCATAAGGTAAGGCTGTACCTGCTTGTGGGTCAGATGCTTCTTTCATTTTATTTAAACGTTGTGTTTTTGCTTTAGATGATTCTTTACGTGATTCAATATAATCTAAAGCACGTTTCAATCTTGCTTTTACTTCAGGATCTTTTGCTTTACCATAAGCAGCTCTTACTCGTTGGTGAATTAAGTTAATTACTTGAGATTGACGAGCATGAGATTTAGCTTTAAAAGATATTTTATTTAAAGTATCAACAATGTCTTCTTTAGTTTTAAACTTAATGCGGACAGTGTCTTTTGGATCCTCGTCTGTGTATAGTCTACGACCTGAACCTTCTGGTTTTTTGCCTGTTCCTTTTTTAGGATCATCTTCTTTAATAACAGGAGATACAATATCCCATACTTGTTCTTTTTCTTCAATATCTGGGATAAGATGGAAGAATTGTTCTTTGTTATTGTCTTTAATTGCTTTACGAGCAGCAGTACCACTAACACCGCCTGAGGTTTGGATAACTCGTAATTCTAGATTAGGATATTTATCTATTGTTCTTGTTCTAGAAGCAATATCAGCAAAATCTTCAGGATTATTTTCACGTGCACCTATAATCCAAAGTACTTCCTCTTCAGGATGTTCTTTAGCATAACGTAAAATATCACCAATAGGTGCTTTTGAAGGTTCAATACGGGTTTTTAATGGAAGATATTTTTTATATAATTCCCAAACCTGGATAGATTCACCTTGGCCAATACCATCGCGCTCACCACCACCCACATAGATGATAATATCATCAATTTCGGGATTTTGTTCTGCTGCTTTTTCAACAACAGCAAAATGACCTTTTGTGGGAGGTTTAAAGCCACCACCATAAATGGCAGTTACTTTCTTTTTCTCCGCTTCCAAAAGATCTTCAAGTAAGACTTTGGTAAGAAAGTTCATTATTGCTTAAGTTTTTGGATTTTTTCTTTAGCAACTGCTTTTTTCTCTTCAATATCTTTTTTAGCGGCACGGAAAGCTTCCATAGCATCTTCCATTTCCTTAAGAGTATCTTGGAATGCTTTCATAGCTTCAGTTCCAGCTCTATTAGCATCAGACTTTTGTTTATAAACACCTAAAATGTTTTTAACATCTAATCCACCTTTGATTTGAAGTGCAAATTCAGGCAGAGTTAATTCGTAAACTACATCTTCCATTTCTGAATCTTTGGTTGGTTTTTCAACTATAAAGAATTTACCAATCTCGTCTACAGGAATGCCTTCTGCTTCAACAACAGGAGTCATTTCTTTAACGGGTTTTTCTTTTTTTTCTACTTCGTTTAATAAGTCGGTTAATTTCATGATTGTATAAAGTTAGTGATTTTTGTTTGTGATTGTTCTATTGTATTAAATTCTGGTTGGTTAGCTATTGATTTTTTAATGTCTGAGTATAGTTGTTTTGCTTCTGCTTCAGACTTTGCTAATTCTTCAGGTGTTTTTTCTTTACCTACTTGTCCTAAAGGTTCAATGTAGGTTTTGTAAATATATTCTTCATCAAAACCTTTTTGAGCATCTTCAGGATCTAGATTCAATAGAACAAAATTATCTCCAAATGCTTGTTTATATACGTCTATATTTTTATTAACGTCGCGCCATGAGCGAAGCACAATACTCGGCAACAATGACCTGTCTCGCTGTTTATTACGATCTAGTGAGGTAATAGGCGATACATAAGTCATTATCATGAATGTATCGTAACCTAAAGCTTCTAATTCTTGTTTTTTCTTTAACAATGTTTTAGAAGAACCACCTACACTATCAATTAAAATATTTTTTAAACCAGATGTAGTTTCTTTATATTTTGCATCTGTAGCTTTTCTAGCTTGTCCCATCAACTCACCTGCTTTTTTTAATTCATCAGGTGACATTTTAGCTAACTTCATTCCAATACCAGAGGCCTTTAGTAAGGCCTCATAAGTATCATCTACATTAATAGTGTTAAAGTTTGATGGAACTAATTTTTTAGATATAAATGACTTACCAGATCCAGCAGGACCAGCCATAAAGATTGCTTTTGGCTTTTGTTCTATTTCTTTCAAGAGAGATATCAGTCCAATCATGGAGTAAGTTTGTCATAAATATAATAAAAATAAGTTAGGATTCCAAATCTCGCTTTACAGACGTTTTGAATTCTGTAAATACAGGTGCTTCGTTTGGGTTTTCTAAATCAAATAAACGTTTTACTGTTTTAAAAATTTCGATGTTTTCCTCTTGTGTACGAGATGGTAAAATCATTTCCCATCCTTTACCTTGCATTTTATCTTTAGCGCCTTTACGTTTAGAAGATTTCAACCATAAAATACCAGTCTTATCAGGTTTAACACCAAAACATTCTTCATAACAATGAGCATAAACAGCAGCTTGTAATTCGTATGTTGTCTGGATATGGTTTGATGTTTTATGATCAATAATCCATAAATCATTATCAATTTTACAAACTAAATCTGTTGTACCTGCTACTTTAAGTTCATCAGAATAAAGATGAATTTCTTGATCAATTAATTCAGGTTTATATGTTTCCCAAAAATCAACAAAACGTAAAAACATTTGCCAAATAGTTGGGTCATACTGTGGGTTACCATACTGATTTAGAAAGTTCATTTCTTTGCCTTCTAAATACTCTTCAATCATTTCATGTACCTTAGTTCCATCTTCAGCTGCTTTACGAACAATATAATCTGCTGAGCGACCCATGTTTTTAAGCCATTCTTCAAAATGTTTACCTTTAGGATAAGAACCTAAAACGTGGGTAATGGATGGATAATATTCTCCATTTCGTCTATAGTATCTTGAATCTGGAAGGGTGATTTGTTTAGCATCTTCTGAAATTTCTAGAATCCGATTGTTAACATGTTTAATGTTTCTTTTTTTCATAGGAAAAGTTTTTTCTCAAGTAAACCCGAGAAGGTTAAAGGGTAAGTTTCTTGTATAAGATTAGTGAAGCCAGCGAACCCCATTTCGCTTGGATCTTTATCTCTCATGTCTACTAAATATACTTCTTTACCTTCATTCATAAGTTTTTCACAAAAGTCCAACGCCTGTTTTTGGGCATCACGGTCAAGAGCAATGTATATTTTTTCGACAGAAGACATAACGATCTTCTTCATTAAGTTTGATTGTATATTTTTACCTAAAAGTGGTATAACGTTTCGTTTAATAGCAATAGCATCAAAGGGACCCTCACACAATATCAAAGGTAAATCCCAATTAATAAACAATTCAAATGGGATAATATCACGAGATACTGTTGGGTTTCTATATTTTACAGATGGTTCTTTTTCAAACGATCTTCCTGTAAAGTAGTTTATATTTCCTTTAGCATCAAAAGAAGGAATAATAACCATATTAGCATAACGACCTGTTTCACAATATCCAATACCATATTTAAGTATATCTTCTTCTGTAATGCCACGAGATTTTAAATATGCTAAAGCGTGTCTTCCAATAATATTTGATTTCTGGATGTTGGTTAAGGGTTGAAATTCTTTAGGTAATTTAAGTTTTTCTTCAACTTTAACATCTGTTTCAGGTCCAGTATATTTTACAATGGCTTTTAATTCAGCCATTATTTCAGGTGAAACTTCTACTGCTTTAAATAATTGATATAATTTTTTACCTTTTTTATCACAAACCCAACAATGCCAAGCGTTTTCGCCTTTAGTATTTTCGGTCATGTTGATCTCTAGTTTTGGCTTTGCATGGTGGCACAGCGGACAGTGGTAAGCATAGTTACCTCTTGCTGTTGCCTTACCTGTACCAAGTACAGAGTTAGCCAGTGATACTAGAGATTGATTTATCATAACGACAATATATTAATCCTCTTTTGGAGAACCAAAGTCACGTGAGAAAAATTTTCCCAAAATGTTGTCGTTGAAATAAAGTTCGGGATGTTCTAAAACACCCATCATAAAAAGATATTTACACTCGTAATAAGTTAACAATTTTTTATTGTCAACTACTTGTAGAATTTCTCGTTTTAATTCGTCTTGCTTACCAGATTTGATTAGCTCTTGAATTGGTTTAGCAGAACCGAAATATGTTTTCCAATCGCTTTCTTTTTGAACAACTTGAGTTGTTGGTTTGCGACCTCGGCCGGTTTGCTCTGCTAATTCTTTCTTCGTTAATTTGCGTTTAACGTTGTGATATAACGCCTTCTTTCCAAGATACGATACCCCACTCGGTATATGTGTAGTTACGTATATAAAACCAAAAGCGTTTTGAGGTAAATCCTCCATAGAGATAACCTCCTTATTTTTATATAACCAATTTTCCATAAATTATTTTTTTTTATTAAATGTATATACCTGTAAATATTACAGTTCCAGTTGGAGCACCAGGAGAATTATTATCAAATAAAATAGCTCCACTACTTGAAATTGAAGTTACAATAACAGCATCTGAAGGTCCTGATGTAAGTGCGTAATTTGCTGTAATCCAAGCATTTGTACCTAATGTTTTTCCGGCCAAAACAGGAAATACACTGCTTGTTGCTGAACCAGCAGTTATAGCTGTTTTACCAGCAATAAATTTAAAATCGCCTGAGACTACTCCTGATCCTCCATCATAAGATTGACCATTAATTTGGGTAGCATTAGAATTTAAAGAAAATGAAGATGTAATAGCTCGTGAAGCAGTAATATTATTTAATACACTACCTGAAAGTTCAAAAGTAGAAACTGTTTTAGGTGGTTTGGTTCCTGTTCCATCAACAACTATAGGATAGTAAACTCCTGAAGCAGTACTTGCTACTACAAGATTAGTAGCAGATGAAGCTGTTGCTGCTGTTGTAGCATTAGTTATACTACCTGTCATGCTTAACCCAGTAATATTAGAGGATCCAGTACCAAAAGCTGAATATAGTTGAGCTATATCGGATGCTTGGATTATATTACCTGTTGTTATATTTGATGGATCTAAAGTTGCCATAATTATCTATCTATGTTTATAAGTATTGTAGTGTCTGTTGTAGGTGATGTTGGAAGTGGTTGTGATAACTTTCCTATCGCTAATAATTGTTGGGCTTCATTATAAAGTCCTACTGTTGTAACATATGGACTAAAATAAGATGCTGTAACAAATCCGTAAGTTGTTCCATCAGTTGAACCTGAGATTATAGATGGGTTTAAACTAAAATTGTATTCGTTTTCTCTAATTGTACACTTGTATTGGGTTTCGTAAATTGTAAGAGAAGAAGAAAACGAACATGTTACATTAGATGATGTAACAAAGTTTTCAACAACAACTGCATCTCCAACCCCATACAAAGAAGAACCATAAGTTGCAGTTCCATAAGTATCTTGTCCTGGGGTACTATCACTTGTAATTACAGCAATACCATGAGTATATATTATTTGTCCGCAAATTTGTTGTGATGAAGAAAATATTAGGTTACCTTCTCCATCATCATAAATTGAACCACTTTCAGCAATCCACCTAAATGAACCTGGTTGGATATAATTACCGAATAAGCGAGAAGGGATAGATATTACTCCAATTTCAGAGTTTGATGCTGTTGGAAAATATCTTTCAAAAGTTAAAGTTGTTTGAAGATAATTAAAATATCTACCGTCTGAGGGTGTTGTACCTACTAAAACATTTCCTGCTGTATCACTACCAGGGAATATACTTCCTGTATTTACAGAATCACCATAGCTTGAGGTTAAATAATTTGAATAGTATAGTTCTTCAATTGAATCATATACTAAACGTTGATATTGAGTAGATACTTGACCGGTTGTAGGGTCTGTTAGGGGATCAAAAATAGATCCTGTAATGTTTTTTCCTAAAAATCTATCAATAGCAACATACGAACCTGTCAAAGCAGCTGCCCCTTGATAGTTAAACGACTTGTTAACTTCAAAGGGGACAATTGTAATGTCAGATGCTAAAAATTGTTTGTATGCGCTCATTCATTTTAGAAATCTAACTTAACACGAACTAAAGCTTCTTTGGTAAAGTCTTTTAATAAGGGTCTTGATAATTTTGCTACGGCTAACAACTGGTTAGCATCATTGTACAACCCTACAGTAGTAATATATGTTTGTGGATTATTAATAAAATCACTATATAATACTTCACCGGTTGAACCTGAAATGAATGATGGATTTTCTGAGTAGTTGTATTCTGAACTTCTAGGTCTTACAAAGATGTAGTCTGAAGTAATTGATTCTTGGGCATTAATATAAAAATCTCGTGTTGAACCTAAATTAGCTAAAGATGAACTTAAAGCTACATACAACGATGTATTAGGACTAACGTTAGGAGCAGCTGATGCTGTTGCTGAACCGCTGTATTGGAAGTTAATACCACCACTAATAGCAGGAGCAGCTAATGCTCTAGGATTTAAAATGATTGTTCCAATATCTGGTAGTAACCAACCATAAGATCCTGAATTTGCACTGTAACCATCAGTATTTAAAGCTCCAGCAGATATAACACCTGATGAACCTGTAATTAATTGAAATACTCTACCAGCTTCAGTGAATTGAACTGATGTTACATAATTGCTATTATCAGTTAATGTAATTGCACCACCAGTTCCAGAACCAGATAAGGTTAATGAAAGTGATCCTAAGAATAATGAATCTTTGTATCTTGCTCTTTCAAAAGTTATAGCAAAAAATTCTGAAGATGTAATTCCACCAAAAGTGAAATTTGTATTTTCATCACCGATCACTAAATCCTGCCACTGACCATAAATTGTAGAGGTAGGAGATAAACCGTTTACTGCAGTATTATATACTAAACTACCACTACCATTACTATTACCATAAGCAATAGCAAACTGTACTGAACTTGTAGCTGCAGTATCATATATGTTTAAATAATAGTTACCATTAGAACTAGCAACTTGTGTTGATGAGGTAAATACTGCGGCTAAGGCAGGGGCATTAGTTGACCACAATGTAGATGAAATAGCATCTGTGCTTACTACAAAATCGTCTGCTTCAAATCTTTTAAATGACATAGTCTATGTTTTAAGATACTTTAGTTACTGTTACTGGGATGGTTAGGCGAGCACCTGAATCTCTACCTTCTACGGTTAATGTAGCTTGTAATTGAGTATTTGAACCGAACAGTGTGTTAATGGTAGTTGCTCTTAAGTTAATTGTAGTACCTACTACTGTTCTTGATACTGAAGTGCCTAATGTTTGAGTTGCATTAGATAAATTAAGGGCTTGAACAGCGGGAGTATCTATACCTACACCTTCAAATTGACTAAACAATCTAACGTCTGAGATAGTTGCTGTGTATCCGGCTGTTTCATAAGTATTTCCACCTAAGTAGTTTAATGTTTGAGGAGTAATTGCTAATGAAGCACCTTGTTTAATAACGATAGCACTATAACCCAAGTCAAGAATAGGCATTTTAGCTGTACCTCGAGGTAAAGTAACTAATTTATACTTCATTACCTGTGTTGATTGAGGAAACGCCTCTAACAAAGGCATATTTTGAATTGCTTCACCGTAGTAAGCTGAACCTGAAGGGTGGTTTGGATTATAAAGAGTATAATCGATTTCGTCATCAGCTAAAGCAAACTGAGTGATTCTGAATTGTCCATCATTTTGAGCTAGCAGTTGGCGACCTGTGTCAGTTAAAATAGCATCTACTGTTACTACTGAATTGTTTAAATATCCCATTTTAAATTAAATGTTTTTGTTATAAATATATATGAGTTTGACTTTATATTAAATTTTGGTTTTTTAGGTTTTGGATTATTGTATCCAAGTTAGATTCTAGTGTGGAAGAAAGATATTGAGGTTTTAATACTCCACCACTACTTCCACCAGCGGGTTTATCAACCTCTAGAATAATACTGGAAGGGTCTCCAACATATCTTCTTACAAAAAAATAATTTAAATCAGTTCCAGTAGGAATATTTCCATCAAGATCTAAAGTTACAATACTAGCAGAGCTGTAAACCCGAGTAATTGCAAATGCTAAATTTTCTGTTCCTTGGAATCTAATTTCATCATATGGTTGCAATTCAAAATCATTTACGATAGGATTAAATCCACTTCTTTCAATACTTGTTTGACGTTGACCGTAAAATTGGTTTAATCCACCAGCTGAAGGACTAGCTTGTAATATATTAGATGCCGATCCTGTTCTCCAGAAAGCAGTACAAATACCAGTACCTGGAAGTGGTGTTTGGGTTACTTTAAAGTAAGTATTTTCGTTTAATTCTACAATATCGTAATCGTAAGGATTATCATTTTGATAAGTTGTACAAGCTACACGATATAATGAAGATGTTGTAGCATTGTTTTCAACATATGTTACAGTTCCTGTTCTACTATTTTGATAATTAATTTGTCTTGTAGCTATAGTTGTCCAAGAAGAACCACCATTTGTAGATTTTTGAATAGCATATGTTGCTCTTGCTAAATAATAATTTGTAGATTCTAAATATGCTTGTAAAGTTAACACAACACCTGAACCAGACAAACTACTAATCGAGCCGGTGGGTTTATAATATTCATCTGAAGATCCTGGGAAGAAACTTGCTGATGCTCCTAATATAAAAGGTGAATCAAAATCAATTCTAATTGGAAGACCAATATTGTCTATTTGTTGTCCACCAACCCCAAATGTTGTCATTTGATAATCGTTAACAGATGCTGTAGGACCTTGTTGACCTTGAGTAAAATTTATAGAACTTGTAAAACCAAAAGCAATAATGTTACCATTATTATCATAGCTAGCAGTTTGAGTATAAATAATAGGTTCAATTCTATATCCACTTTTAAAAATAGGCCATGAACCATTTAATGCATTTAAATTTACCCCAAATGTGTCGTTATCATCTAATACTAAAGTAGCATTTTTATCTTCTTCAAATGTTTGTTGGATTGTACCTAAATTAATACCTGATGAATCGTTAATTGGTTTAGTTACATTTCCGTTTTGATCAATGATATAACGAATATTTACAATTGTTCTATCTTGGTTTTGGTTACCCCATTCTGGTGAGCTACCTCCGACATAGTTAAAGTATACAAAATTAGTTTCAGGATTACTTACATTGGCTGTTTTACCATAAGAAGTATCACCTTCAGTCCATTCATTTAATCTTGCTGAGGTTAATTCTTTGCCAATATATCTTGGTACTGCAATCCTTGCAGTTGTGTAATTTGAAGCAGGGACTGTTGAAGGTGTTGCACTACCAGAACCTCTAGAGGCACTAATAATGTTTTGACCATTTACCGCTGTAATAGCGTTAGTTGAAAAATCAACGTCAAAAAACTCAGCATTCGGTCTACTTTCAACAGCATTATTGATTAAAGGATTGTATTCTGATACAGAATAATTTTCTACATCATTTAGAAATGGATTTAATACTACATTGCTGCTACCTGAATTATAGAGAACAGTAAATGTAAAGTTATCATTATTAATAGTAGTACTACTGTTAAAGGGAAGACCTATTCTCCAAACATCCGCTGTTATAGGAGTAATAGATTCAATAGGAGTAATAATATTTTTAGTGATAGGAGGTGATACTAATCCGTCAAAAAAATTATATTTTACATTAAAATTAATAACATCACCAACTTGGAAATTTTCTAAAGCATTTAATATATCAATACTATTATTACTTGTTTCATTAATCCAAATTTCATTAACATAATCTTTTGTTGTAAGTACTCCTCCAGATGTTCCTTCAGTAAATGCCCAATATATGTTTCCGATTGCTGGGTATCCTGTACCGTTTATAACATCATTAGAACCTGTAATATTATAAGTTAATAATTGGGTTGAAGCATGTTTTACTGGGTTGAGTGGATTTAATTCACCATCTTCAACTACTAAATTTGAACCACTTAATTCACCGTTAAAGAATTCTTGAGCATTGCTTTGAGTAAATGCTACAGAACCACTTAAAGATGGTGTACTACCTAACCAACTTTGGGTTAGGTTTAACATGGGGTTTAAAGGAGTACCATATTGAGCAATATATGTTTGACCTGTGCTTGATGTTACTGGTCTAAAGTTATTGGTTGGAACCAAAGATGGCATTGTAATACCAGTAGAACCTGTTATCTCGTACATGTTGATTGAACCAGTATATTCAATGTTTTGATATACACCTGGTGTGTTCCATGTACTTCCGCTATAGAAAGAAGTTGTAGTTTCTGTATCGAGTTGTGGAACAGGATATTTGTTTCTTTCTAAGGTGGTTTGTTTAATTACAATCCCTGAAGCTAAATCTGTTCTTGCTGGTGTCCAGTCAGCGATCATTTTAAATAAAGAGTTATCAAAGTATTTGATAAGTCTTATATAATCCCAAATATTATAATTTGAAGTGTATTTGTCAAAATAATAATCGCGTAAAGCATCTAATTCAGGGTATGTTTCTGCTGAAGAAGATACTAATCTTGGATCACCAATATAGTCACCTAAGTTAAAGTACCCTAATTGACCAGCAATATCATTGTTAATTTCGTTTTGAGGTGAAAATGCTACCTCAACATAATCAATGTTTGGAGTATAAGATCCACTTGCTGGTACATTTTGTTGTACTGAAATAAATGGGGATAAAGCTGTATTTTGGGGTAGGTTTGATTCGTTACTTCCACTATAAGGTAAAACCTCGTTTTGTTGTCTTACTTTATTAGATACTCGGTTTTTAATACCTGCGGGGAATTGGTTTGGATAAACACTTTCCGTATTAGCTGTAAAAGTAGTAGAATCTTGAATAAATTTAAATGTGCTCGTACTATTACTAAACGATTGAGTAATTGTCCAAGAACCTGTCACTTTAGGATGTACTGAAATTGAAGATGTATATAATTCTCCTCCTAAAGTTGCTCTAAAAGCTAATACATCCGGAGCTGTATTGACACCATTTGCATCAATAGAGTATGGATACATTATATAGTCCTCAAACGAAGATGTATTTAATGTTTCTGTATAAAATCTATATTCTTGTAATGAACCTGAGAATGATCTTCCTAATGAGCCAGATCCTAAGTAAGCAATATTACCCGTAATCCATGGGGCATCATTTCCTGTAACTGTAGAAGATGAAAGATAAGCTACATAATTAGCATCACTTCCTAAATAATTTTTATTACCAGAATATAAGGTAAAATCTTGTGCTGATCTGTTAATTAAAACAGACCACCAACCTCCATCAAATATCGGTAAATAAACACTTGCGGATGTAGAAGGTGTAGTAACGTCTGGAATGAATTCTAATAATGCAAATTCATTGTATGGATTTGGAATTGAACCTGAGTATGAACCACTTGTATATCCCGAACCAGTGTATCTTAATCTTAAAAGAGCACCTTGATCAGTTGACCATAAACTTTGAGAGTAGTATCCTGTATTTGTTGGTAAACCATTTGTTTTAAATCTAAATTCTACAGCAGCCGGAACGTTATCCGCACTATTCCAATCTGAGTTTAGTGAGAAAGAAGATGTTACATAATTTGTTCCTTGGGTATTAAAAGTATAGTTAAATTGATCAAACCAAAGATCATAATCATCTTCTATAATTTTATTTTGTCCACCAAATTCATTTACTTGTAAAATAGTATCCGGAATACCGTAAAGAGTAACAAGAGCTTTTAACCCTTCTGTGGTACCTTTTTTCTTAAGTAAGTATGGTAAGTTAGCATATATGCGCTTATATATTTCAGCGTTTATGTCTTCGGTCGGTACCAATGAACCTGTAGCTGATGCGGTAATATACGTGTTTATATACTCATATCCCGTAGGTGTTGGTAATGAACCAGTCGTGTAAGGTAAGTTATATAAACTACCTGAAGGTGTAAAACCTAAAAGTGCTGAATATAAATCGTTTGTAGAGAAGTTGTTTTGATAGATTTTAATACCCATATCTCTTAAGATATCGGCTACTAAATCTTTTGATACACCATAGTTTACACGGTTATCGGCATTGTATTTGTTAGTAATATCTTGAGTATATAAAAATATAGTATCAAAATATTGACCAATCATTTCAATAAACAACTCATATTGAGCATTTGAAGAATCATCTAAAATATAATCAGGAATAGCATTTATGAGAGCATTGTTGTTTTCAACATCATATTCTTCTGCTACTAAAGATTGAGATACAAACCAGTTTGAACCTGAATTTGAAGTAGTTAGATAATTTACGTAAGGGGGAGTTGTATTTGATTTAGGCCAAGCGGTTGAACCTGATGAATAATATAGATAATACTCATAATCATCAAACCCAGTAATGATTTCATCAATTTTATTCTGCCAAATAATATTACTTGAAGAAACATAATAGTTTGTAGGAGCTGTATTTGCTATACTTGAACTAGCTTGATATGTTTCAATTAAAGATAATTTATAATAAAAATTTTCTAATCTAGTTTGTGCAGAAGAAAAATGAATAAAATTAGCGTAATCAGAATAATCAACATTTATCTCAACACCAGTTTGAGCTAACATGCTATTTAACTGGTATTGTAAGCTTCCTGAACCTTGAGACTGGTTAGTTGAATTTAATTGGGATAGGTTATTATAATCTGTTGAATTATTAATTTGATCCTTAATACTAATATTAATATTAGGTCCTTTTAATTGAATAATTTCATCAATTAAATCAAATACTTGAGTAATATTAATATTGTAAGCAACAGAATCAGCAACTTGAGTTACAACCCATACTTGAGTATTTAAATTAAAATCAACAGGAAGAGGTTCATATAATTTAATTAATACTGTAGGATTATCAATACTAGAGGTATCAAGTAAAGCGTTATTTGCAATTACAAGTTGATTATTACCAAAATCTAAGTAAAAATCATAATAACTTCCAGTTGTATTTAAAATTTCATTTGTTAATTCTAATGAAGAAGAAATAACTAAATCATTAGGAATAGAAGTTGTATCTAATCTTACTTCAGTTCTATCAGAACTTATCTGAGATATAAAATATGTTCTATTTGAATTTGATGCTAATTTAGGACTTACAAAATTGTATAATGTATTATATTGTCCCTCATTAAATCCTAAAATTTTTAAATCAGCTTCAGGATCTAAAACTAAATTGTTATCAATTAATTTATATCCTCTGTAACCGTCAACATCACTGTATATAATATTACCGTTTAACTCATATACAAAATATTCTATTTTATCTGTTACAGGGTTGAAAGATGTTTCAATTTGAACACTGGTAATAAGAGATGTATCACTTACAGAGTATTCTTGCAACTCGAAAGTGGTTGGATCTATTGGATTTATATTAACTATTTCGGCCATTATATAATGCTTCCAGTTGTTTGAGTACTAATTAATTGTTGTTGTAAATCAAGATTTTCTTGTCTCAACTGTGTAATTTCATCAACTAATGCTTGTATAGTATCATTATCAGCTTGATTTTGTCCTATATAAGCTTGAGACGTTTTTATAAGATACTCGTGGGAGTTAGTATCTCCAAATTTAGGTATCTGATAGAATATCTCTTGATAATTATTAAAAAATTCTGCTA